AACAGGGGCGGCAACAGGGGCGACAGCGACAGGGGGACGATACGTAGAACCACCGGGTTCCCGATCATCATCAAAAGTCAACCTTGCGGCAGCATCCGCATACAAATCCGCTGGACTCATATCTCCGCGAACGGACGGCGGGCGGTCAGTCCCGCGATAGTCCACAGGAACTTGACTTGCCGGGACCTCATAGGACTTGCGCTCACGCCCCGGGCCAAAGAAGGTATAGCCCAACGCGCCCAGCGCAGCAAGGCCAGCTAAATCACGTGAACGTGAGGAACGAGAACGTAGAGACATGTCGGCCTCCTATCAGCAGGCGTAGCCGCCCTTTTTCATACCCAGCGGCTTGGATGCACCCATCTTGACCTGCATGCCTTTGGTCTTGCCCTTCGTTGCAACGCCATCTTTGCTGGGAGCGGCGGTGCGGACGGTGCCCATTTTGGCGGTAGTGATGCCACCGTTGGCCATCTTCTTCATACCGGCCTCTTTCATCTCATGCTTGATCATGGACTTAGGTGCGCCCTTCTTCTTCATGAAGGACACTTCCTTTTTCATCATCTCTTTCGATTCTTTCATGTCACCACCTCTTGCAAAAAATTCCTGCTTGCCTTGATTGGTTTTGGGCTTGTTAATGGCCTGCACATTTGCACGGCTCCCAGACCCAAACCGCTTACCCTTGTCTGCCTGCATGAACTCTTTGCCGACAGACTGTGGGATTCCTACGCGCTTGGCAGCGGCGGGGCTGTTGGCCACCATCGCCATCAAGTTGTGCTGTTTCTTGCTAACCGAGGGCACTGCGCTGCTCCTTCATGAAGTCGTCAATCTTCTTCTCAAGCCGATCCAGCCGATCCAAGACGCGATTGATGTCCGTATGCACCTCTGCTTTGGTGACATACTCTTTCGCAATCTCTTCCCGAGTGCGGTTGAGAAGAATCTGGATGCGCTTCATCTCGTCCGTGGACATCTTCACCCAGAACAGAATCAGGGCGGAGACAAGGGAGAGCGCAGCGTTCCACAGCGTTACGTCCATGTCAGCAGTTCCACGCCCTCAGGCTTTTGTTGATACGGCTGTTTGGGTCCTTCTTGGCCTTCTCGCCGGTCATTTTGGCCTTCATCCCAGACATCCTGGCACAGAAAGAGTCGCGGCGCGCTCCGCCTTGTGGCTGCGGAGGCTTGAGCCCCGGCTTGCCCGGATTGGCTTTGTTGTAGGAGGCTCGCCCCTTGGCGTTGAGTCCGCCCTTGGGGTTCTTGCCTTCCTTGCGCTGCCATGCTGCGGTCTTAGCCATAGAAGATTGTGACTGCGGCAGCATCACCTGTGTCGCAGAACACCCCGTTATCAGCCCGAATGCCTTCGCCGGGGATCACAACAGTGTGTGCTCCAGCCGCTGTAACACCCAGACGCAACAACACGTTGCCAGACGCAGCCGAGGCGTTGTCATAGAAAACAACTGGGTTGTTTCCGCCAGCGGTCACCGAGATGTACGCACCTTTGATGCGCACTGAGTACGGAACCATCGCCGCGTCAGACGCCGTGTAGGCGGCTTTTACGTCATATTGCATGGCCATGTCGGCCTCCTATTAAGCCGTACGGCTGAAGGTGTAGGCGGTGGCGCTGGAGAACATCAGGGTGAAACGGGCCAAGCCAGTCGCACCAGCAGCAATGGTCAGGTCACCAAAGTTGGCGGTACTGCCATCCACGCCAGCACTGGACAGGACTGCGTTGGTATTTGCGGCCACAGTCACAACGCTTGCGCCTGCGGTGTTGTCAACAAACAAGTCCAGAACCGTGCCACGAGCCGCGCCGATGGCGGTGCCCAGATCAGTGCCAGTGGGCAGGGTGATCGTAACGGTACCAGCCGAAGTGGAGGTGATATAGCCGTCAGCAACCTGGGCCGGGGTGGCGGTACCAGTGGTGTTGATTGCGTTAAGGGAAGTGGGTTGGTGGCCTTGAATAAAACCGTTTTGCGAAACGACCGGGCCGGAGAACGTAGTACGTGCCATGATTCCTCACATGCGAGTTAATTGAGGGCGTTCTGTCTGCATGTCGTCAGCCGGGACTGTCAGAAACGCCGGGAACCCCGGGATGTGGCCAATATACAGGAAAAAGAAAAGGGGCACAAGGCCCCTTTTCTAGGTTTTCATCAGGTCGAGCCCGACGAACCCCACATACCCAGCGGGTCAGACCAGCCGAACGAATAACGCTCGCGGGCCTTGTAACGGACGTTGCCGGTATCAAAGTCACCGTCCATCGAGTTCTGCAACGGAGTACGCACGAAGTGCTTCATGCCGTTGGGAACGTCCGTGGTCAGGAACCAAGCGTTCGGGTCAGTCAGGAAGTGGTTGACCGTGTAACCCTCAGGGATTGCGCCCATCTGCTTGATAGCGTTGATATCGTTATCAGCAGTTGCGACCCGCAGTTCGGTGTCAAGCAGGCGCTTGGCGGTGAACATCAGGGCCGGGGGAACAATCATCTTCTTGGGTTTGGCAGCGATCAGCAGGCCACGCTCGTCGGTCCAAGCGGCGATCTGAATAACGGCGGCTTCCAGGGAAGTCTCGTTCAGGTCAACTTGGGTGCCGGGAGTGTTGCTGTTCACACCACCGGAAACCAGCGGGTGATTTGCATTGAACAGGGAGACGCCATCACCACCGGGGTAGGTGTTGGAGAAGCCGTTGTTCAGCACAGCAGCAGCCTTGACTTGCTTGGTGTACGCCATAGCGCGGGCCAGAGCCTTGGTGTAACGAGCAGACAGGCTGTCGTACAGGTTGTCCTCAATCGCCTCTTCGGTGATCGAGAAACCCAGGGCAATGGTTTCGTGCGTATAGCGGGTGCTCCAAGCCTCTTGCGCGTTGTCATAGGCAATCGCACTGCCCTCGTTCTTCACCGGAGCGGCGGAGAAGCCAGACAGCTTGGTTTCCTCTTCAAACGAACGCTCGGAAGTCTCGGTTTCGTAGATTTCCTTGTGCTCTTCGCCGTAGCGAGCGTACTCCATACCGAACAGGGCGTTCAGACCGGGGAGCAGCTCTTTCAGCAGTTGTGCGCGTGAAATAGCCATGATTAATTACTCCTTCGATTAGACGCCAACGGGGTTGAGGTACTGATGACCGCCGGTCACAGTGCTGGTGGTGACGAAGGTGCCAGCAGACGGCTCAGTGGTGGCAGAAACCACGTACGGAGCATTCCACTTGCAAATCACTTCGACAAAGTTACCAGCCGAGTTGGCAGTATCGGGAACCACATCAATGATGCGGATAGGCAACGATGCGGTGCCGGTACTGCCCGTGGTGTACACCCCAATACGGCTGTCGCCAGTAGAGGTCAAACCAGCGTTCTGAACCAGTTCAGCGTTCGTGCCAATTACGCTGATCCCCAGATAGGTGGGGGTCAAGCCGTTGCCGCCTTCGGTCTGGCCAGCAACCAGAACGGCCTTGAACAGGACGTCCGGGTCATCCTGCACGTATGCAGTGATGGTGGTGCCGGTGGGCGCAGCGTACCCGGTGGGGTAGTACTGCGCGAAGATGGTCTGGCCTTGCGCGTTAACGTAAGAACAGCCTTGGAAGATACCAACGGGCGTGGCGGTTGCCTGCCCCGTATCTTTTTCGAGATAGCCCGTCGAAACAAGCTTCACCACATCTCCATAAAAGATGTTACCAGCGAACCCAGCGGGGTCGATCTGATACTGGCGAGTTTGTCCGGCGAACACCTGACCACCGATCAAATTGATCGGCTTCAAGCCATACGGCTTGTCAACGGTGGGATAAGCCATTTAAGACTCCTAAATTTAAGAACCAGAACCGAAAGTGACCTTGGAGCTTCGTTCAGTGAATTTCTGCATCCGAGGATCATTTTCACGAAGGAAACTGTTGTCCACCGAATCAATCTGGGCTTTGTTCTGGCGTTCGTAATGTTGCATACGCTGCTCCAGAAACTCAGTTGGAATACGGCAGAGCAACAAACCACCCACTTCGATACCGCCTTTGAAGCGGCCCTCAGTAGCGGCGTGCATCATGAGTTCAGGATAGTCCTCTGCTTTGCAGGGTTCATATCCCTCTCGCAACTTACTAGAGATATTGCCGGGATCGGCAGTACCCAAGGTACTCAACCGAATGTACCGATGCTTCCAGCCCGGACGATCATCCGGATGGGGAAGGATTTCCGGGGCACGCCACGCCTGAGGGCGCATAGTGGCCGTACGGGTTTCCATTGCACGGGACAAACGATTTTGGCGGGTTTGAGCCGCTGCTTGGTCTTGCTGTTCCATCATTCACCTCTATTAAGTAAAGCAACCTGTTTAGCGTACTGTTCCAAAGGAACCCCAAGGCGACGAGCTATGTTCGCTTCGGATGCCTTCAGTCGAACACGACTAGGCGATGAACTGCGGGAGGCCGGGGCCACCACAGTCGCGGGTTTTGAAGCACGGCGCGGAGGTTCATCATCGTCCTCCTGTACCGGGGCTGACCTTTTTTGCGGAGGCGGGTCATCTTCCTCTTGGCTCTGAGTTTCAAAGTACTCAGGAAATCTTTTGCGCATAGTACGGTCAACGGTCTTAAAGTACTCTTCCGTACCTACATATTCCACACCATACTCCCGCTGCAACTTCTTGTCAATACCCATTGCAGCCATTGTCATTTCTTCATCAGCGCCAAACCAGTCGCTGTTAGCGTCAACCCAACGCTTGGTACGGGGGCTGACCTTGGGGGCGGCGGATTCCACTTTCGCGGGTTTGAACTCTTCTTTGTCCTCAAGCTCAATTGGCCTAAGTGTTTCGGCCTTGTCCAACTTCACAGTGGCTTTGGCAATTGCCTCCTGAGCCGTGACGATTGCGTCAGCATCGCCAGCCTCATACGCCTTGCGGTACTTATCCTTGGCCGACTCAAGTTCTACTTGTGCAGCACCTTTGGAGGTCTCAATATACGCCTTGCTCCCGGTGGAAAGCTGCTCCTTCAGGCGTTTGTTCTCTTCATACACCTGTTTGGCAAACTGCTCCGCAGCCTCACGCTCCCGTAGGGCTTCCTCTTTGGCCCGACGCTCATCGTGGTACCCACGGGTGAACTTCTTGATTCGGGACTGGACTTTCTCGTCATAAGACGCCAACTCATCTTCAGTTGGCTCCTCAACGGGCTCTTTCATGGGTTTACGCCCACGGTCAGCCGGAGGAGTATCGTCTTCAATCTCGATCTTCATCTCAGACTCATCGGCTTTGTCAGCCTTAAATTTTTTCTTTTGTCCCGCCTCATCGGGGAACTCAAACTCGTCAAATTGTTGCGTTGCCATCTGTTACTCCTTACGCAGCGCGGGTAATCCCACGCGGGTCTTCTACAACGGCTTCGACCGACTCATCATTGATGATGCGGAACTCTCGGCCATGAATCTTCAGGCGGGTGCCTGAATTGGGGCGGACGATGACAAAGTCACCTTCCTTGCACGACGGTCCAGTGGGGAACCGAGTTTTGTCTTTGTAGCAGTCAGGTCCGAGCTTGACCACAAACAACACGGGGGTCAGGACCTCCTCGTAGTGCATGGTCTTGGAATCCTTAAGCAGACCAACTTCACTGTCCGCATACTCCTCCATCGCCTCCGGAACAACACACAACATGTGATATGTCTTCGGGTCAGGAAGTTGTTTGGCCTTCTCCTCTGCACTCTTATTCAGAATACCGGAGAGGTCTACGGCAGCCACATCAAATTCACTCATTCGTCATCCTTTGCACGAGGTCCTCAATCACATGATCTGCGTAGTTAAGACCCCGGATCACTCCACAGACTTTTTTGTACTCGTCGTACGTGTCGGCACGGCTGGCTGCAAGAAAGGCAACTTGCTCCTGCCGGTACTTATCAATTTCTTTCTGCACGAGCGCAAGCGCTCGGATTTCATCCTGCATTACTGTTTACTCCTCTCGGGTTGGCGTTGCGGGCGACTCATCTGTGCTCGATCTTTGGCAATCTGGACACCGAGTTTGGCCCCTTCAAGCTCGATATTCTTATTGAGCTTGTCTTTTGCGGCGGCTGCATTGGCAGCAACCTGCATGGCTGCGATCTCTTTCTGCGCCTCAATACGGGCTTTCTCAATCTCAATCTGATCGGCCTTGGCTGCGGCATCGGTAGCCTGCTTCTGCGCTTTGAGTTCAAGGTCCTTCATCTTCAACTGCAACTCCTGCATCTGCATCTGGACCACCGGGTCCTGCATCTGCTGCTGGGCTGCGGCCTGCTTGGCCTCCTGCTGATCACGCTGGAGCAACTGCTGTGATGCCTGCGCTGCTTTGATGGCAATCTGATCAGCCATCTCTGGGGGCACCTGCTTGTTGGCCTCCTCACCGGGCAGCACCATACCCA